AATTCATAGCCAGGCAACGCTTCAATAACTGTCGCATACTGACCAGAAGTCGATGTCAATGAACAGTCATCTGGAAGTGCAACACCACCTTTGGTGTAGTATGTGCCTGGTCCACAAGAAATATGGACCGCATTGTTCACATCGTTACGTGAATAAACACCACCTGCCTTTTCAAGTGCAATCTCTGCAGCACGTTCTAGTGTACGGACTGGTTGAAGAACTGTGCCTGGGTTTCTGTCGTCACCAGAAGATGCTTCAACGTGTACTTTAAGTGCTTTTGCAGTTGTTCTTGAAATTTCGTCAAAGAATTGACGGTATGTAATTTTCTCTGTTTCACCAGTCTTAACATTCTTCAATGCGAAGTATGAGTCTTCGTCAATGCGTGGTTCAAACGCATTTGTAAGATCCATATCAAAGTCTGCAAGTTCAGAACGGTTGATACGTGCATCATTGATGTCTGCATTTTCAACTAGACCACCAGAGAATGTGGATCTTTCGATCCCAGTATTCGCCATTTTGGACGCTTCGATGACTGCGTTTTGGAGTTCAATGTCAGAAAGTGAACCAGTAAATGTTGAATTTGAAATTTCACCATCTTTGAATACACCCTTGTCGATAGTAGTGTTTGCAAAGACGTTATTGTTACCAGTACCGTTATTGAACGCAGATTGTTCAATAGTGACGTTGTTTGCAGTACCATTGTAGATCGCACCATCAGTAAACTCTGAAGAGAAGATCTCCATAGTATTCGCAACGGTTGCACTAATTGTACCGTCTGTGAAGTCAGAGAATGTGATTGCGAGATTGTTTGCTGTAGAATCAAAGATTTCACCGTTTGTAAATGTTGAATATGTAATTTCAACATTGTTTGCGGTTGAATCGTAAATTGCACCGTTAACAAAATCTGACTCTTCAATGTACAATCCTACAGCGTTCGAGTCTCTAAGATCACCATTGGAGAAATCAGAATCCGTAATTGTAATATTGTTGGCAGTTGAGTCAAAGATCTCACCGTTTGTGAACGATGAGTTTGCAATAGCAGAATCGTTTACTGTACCGTTTGAAAAATCTGTTGTTGTAATTTCTGATTGGTCAATTGTAGAGTTGATCAGGGTAACATTGTTACCAGTGACCGTTTCCATTGTACCATCATTGAATTCTGAACTTGTGATGATGGTGTTATTTATCGTACCATCATCGAAGGAAGAGTCGTCGATGTCTGCACGATTGATGTCTGTATCATTGACCGAACCACGATTGAATTCGTTGTCGTTCATCACGTTATCATTCATAACGTTGTTGAACTGAGTGGTGCCACTGATCGAACCACCAGTAATAGTGATACGGTCAAAGATCTCGTACTGAATCGCTTGTACTAGTTCTTTTCTGGTAATGTTCTTTGTACCGTCATCCCCTTGTACTAGGTTCACGATGACGAAGAGGTCTTCCGTCCTAGTATTGGCGCCGGTAATCGAACCTAATTCAGAAATTTTTGACATTCTAGTCTACCTTACTATAATATGTTTTCTTTTTATTTATTAAAGACCATCATATCAATCTTTTGATTTTTCAAGAGACTCAACTTTATCGTTCAACTCTTTGATTGCTTGAATCAATAAGGGGATGATATTATCGTAACGGACAGCTTTGTGTCCTTTGTCATCCAAATCAAAAGTAACGCCAGGTAAGACTTTCTCTACCTCTTGCGCAATTACACCTGCAACTCTTTCTTCTGGTTTCGCAATGTAGTTAAACGTATAACCATTAATTTGTTCTACTTTATCTAGTGCGCCATCAATAATTTCAATATTTTCTTTTAGTCTTTTATCCGAAGCAGTATATGCAGTGACAACGTCACCTTCAAAATAACCGTCACCACTGACATAAAGATCCCCCGCTAGTATGTTATCACCGCTTGGTCCCGATATGGATCCAGTATATGTGATGTTGTTGGCAGTTAAATCTTCAAAGTCCCCATTATTAAATATTGCATTATTACCACGTGCATCTTCTGATAATATAATGTTTGTAGTATTCAATGTACCCGAAGGACTTAAAGAAAACTTTCTTGCACCAACACCTGTGTCAATGATAAAGTTCCCATTTGTGGAATCTTCCAGACCAATATCCCAAGAGATATTAGTATCGGTATATCTAGTTTTGCCACCACCCGCACCAAATTCAAAAGTTGCACAAATACCATCCGATAATGCGTTGTGGATTGTAGGAGAACCGAATGTTACACTACCACCGTTTGTTGCAGCTTCAATATCATCTGTAGATACATCACCAATAAGATTTGTTGCGGTGAAGTTCCCAACGAGAGTTGCATTACCAGTTGTACTGTCACCACCAGCCGATGCAGTCACCGCTTCTGAACGGATGATGCCTGTAAGTTCATTCGTTTTGTCAAACCAGTTTTGAAAGGTTTGGGTTACTACCAGATCGGCTATGGATGGTTTTGCCATTACTTATTTTCCAATTTAGTTATTCTCTCACACATAGATGCGAGAGTTTCTTGAATCTCATTGACATCACGTTCGAGACTGTCAATCTTCCTACGTTGATTTCTTTCTGCTTTATATTTATTTAAAGCATTAGAATCATTTGATAAAATCGCTTTGGATTTATCGTCTCGAATTATACCCTGATTTGTCATGTCAATGCAATACCCCTGTAGTCTTTTACAATAGGTGCGTCATATACGTTTGGCGACAACAGTTCAATACGAACTGCAAATTTTCTAAATGTCTTAAATGTACCTGCGCTACTAATATATTGATATACACCATTACTATCTTTATTTGCAGAAGCTATTCTGTATCTATATTCACGGAAATCATTTAGATTGGTTGAAGATGCATAAGATTCAACACCCTCAAAGAGTTCTAGTTCAACCCAGTCCACATCAGCAAAGTCTTGACTGTCAAACGTGTTCTGTGCACGAATATAAGTTTTAATTGTTGTTCCTACTGGTCTATGTGCAGTTAGAATCAAGTTAAAGTCTTCTGCGTCAAAATCTTCTGCGAGTTCTACAGTCTTAGAAATGAAGTTTGCAGTCTCACCAGAAGTGTTTGTTATATCATATTTATAGGCTAACAACTTCGCTGTTTCCAAGTCTACCAACGGTGATGATGTGACGTTACCACCGTTTTGCATGTTTACAGTAATATCAAACTTCAAACTTCCATTAACATTATTCGACTTACTATAAAGAATGACACCCTCTTTGTTAAAGTGGTTGTTGTCATTAAACTTCATAGGCATATTATATGTCGTACCCACGTTTGCAGGTGGTATGAATACACCCGATAGATTTGTTTTACTTACACTATCGTTTGCACGTTGAATAAATGGTTGGACATAACTTAGATTGATGTTGTCTATAGACGTAATATCTGCAGTCGTTGCGGAATCGACGCCTTTGATTGTACTTCCGTTAGAGAATACTAATCCTGTTCTTGCGGTTGAATCTTCAAGATAAATTGTATTAGGTTCGGTAACGTCATAATGAGAAACCCTACCTGTAACGATAGGCGTACCCTGTGCGTTTGACCACGTATCACTAGACAATTTATTTGTCGTGATTGTATCTGCAGTAACCGCAACAACTTCGAAGACATCAACGTAGTCAGTGTTTGCAGCATTGTTAACTTTGATAAAATCGCCAACTGCATATACTGTGTCAAAGTTTGAACCACTTGATCTCGTAATCGTGTTGTTGGACGATGCCATACCAATCGTTTGAATCGTACCCGCATCCTGATAAACAACTTCACCTTGTTTAAATGTACCTGCGATATCTGTGATTGTCAAGAATTCATGGTCACGGTTTGTCATTGTGACAGAACCAACAGACTCATTGAAGTCATGTCTGTATAGTGTAAACTTCAGATCTTCATCTTGATACGACTTCCATGCAGAGTTGTTTGTTGATGTGAACAGAACACCATCACCCCAGTCTGCAACAACTGGTCTACCTTGCGTACCGCCTGGTGTCAAGTTGTTGTTACCGACTTTTGACGTATACACCAAGTAGCCAGGATCGTTCGCATCTGGTTGAATAACCACCGCATATTCTTTTTCAGTTTCCAGTGCAATTGGTGCATGGAACTCGACAGTAGTTGCAGAACTTGCATCATCAGAAATATTAACATCTGCCGCATCCAAATGAACAGCGGAGAATGGAATTGTTTCTGAAGAAGGATATCCATTAACAACTTCACGCAACATCACTGTTACACCGTTGACACCACCACCTCCTGAGAGTGTACTTGTTGCTTTACGTTTGAAGTACACATCAATTTTAGATGCCATGATTGTGTTACTACCACGACCCATACCTTTCTTGATGAAGAAAGTTTGTGCAAGAGGATCCCCTTCGTTTCTAGGTGGGGGTGGCGGACGGAAAGTAACAGAACGATTTGATGTTCTAGTTGTTACACCAATATTTGGCATACGTGTCGAAAGTGTAGCCTTTTCAACACTGAAGTTGTATGCACGATAGGCCACTTTAGCACGTGATGTACCTGCGCTTTCATCCTGATTGTAATCTGCAACGTCAAAGATCTCCAGCATTCTTTCACCAACAAAGAATGTTTCTGCAGGAATTCTGAACACTGCACGTAGGACACCATTTTCATCTGTGGTGACTGCGTCACCAAAGGAACCTTGTCTACCTACTTTGTCTGGACTATTAACAGTAGTACCCGCACACACGTGTTGATTCACATCTACTCTGTCAAAGAAGAAGTAATGACGTGTGTCTGGTCTCAGACCTGTTACAATGACACCAATATCTTTTGGCGACATGTAAGGTTGGAATTGGAAGTTAGTGACAAAATCACCAACCTTATTTGATTCACTACCACTTGTCACATCCAGCGAACCAAATGTGTCTGTAAATGTTACAGTACCACCATTCGCACGTGCACGACGAAGTTGTGCTTGGATCTCTGAGGTAAATTGGTTTGTACCAAGCTTCGCATCTGTTAAAGGAATAAACTTCTGTAATGCTTCTGCAAAATCTACAAATGGTTTCTCGAAATCAATCTCAACTGGATTTGTTGTCGTATCGTATGTTGCATCATATTCTGGTGAAACAACTGCACGTCCATTATAGTTGTAGAAGTTGGACACACAGTTTCTATAACCAGTCGCATAAGGTTGGTCAATGATTGATACGTGTGCATTACGACTTAGTGTTGCAACTTTTGGTTCCTCTGTCGCAGAAGGCGCAGGGAATGCAGTCGCACCAGAAGATGTTTTGTACTTTAGATCAAGTGGGAAAGTACTAACTGCAGGAGTCATTACTTTCTTATTGAAATGCACAGCAGCATTATAATTTACATCTCTTGTGTTGGCAAGCGAAGTATCATTGAAAGGATCAACGATAAAACCATTCTTGAATCTTGACAATCCGTTTTCGTCAAGGATTGTCATGTTGTTGGTTTCTTGTTCCAACTGATTCAAAGAAGTGTAGTATACAAGTCTGTCGATCTTATCTTCTATACCTTGGATATCTTTCATTGTGAAACGTTTCGTACCTTTTGGTTTTGCACGAACCGCATATTCTCTCTTACCTTGTTGAGATGCTTCCTTTGGTGAAAGGATAGGTGCGCCAGGAACAAAAATCTCAGAGATCACCAACTGGTCATCACTTAGTAGTGGTGGACGTGGATCTCTCTCTTCTTCACCTTTAATGTAGTTGAACTGACCATATGAGTCAACAGAAATAACGTCATAACGAGGTAGATAATATTCAATATCTGCAGACGCATATTGATTGAACGCAGGTAACGTATATGTACCTGTGAATGAAGGCGCAGCTGCATCGATTGTGTTCTGAATCGCAACAGTCATGATAGGTGCAGTTGCACCATCTGTTGCGGTATAACTCATTGTCGACTCTTTGTCAACCTGTGGTCTAAAATCTAGACAATCACGTAGATTGTATTTGTATCCAGATTCTGAAACATGTACAGGAATATCGTTTTCGTCTACACCTGTATAACTTGTGACGTGATAGAAACTTTCCGAACCAACTGGTTTGATGGTTTCAAATACTTTGATCTTGATCTGTAGTTGTTCATTGCCAGGACGTGTTCTGCCTTGAATATATTCAATGTATGATAGATCGTAATAGTGATCTTTTTGGTTTGTATTCAAACGGAAAGACTTTGTGAAGTCATCTCCTGCAGCGTTTTTGATCTCCAAAATTTCATATACATCTGGGAAACCTAAAGAGAACTTCTTACGAGTTGTCACGTGATCTAGACGTAACCATGTTTCTCTTGCAGACTTAGTATGGACAGCTGCATCGATTGCACGGTAGTCGTAATAACAAATAACTGACTGACCGTTTGTGACAACACCATTTGGCAGTGACACAGTCAAGTTCGAACCACCTAACGCAGTAGAACTACCTGTGGGTGTAACTTTAGTGCCTGTTGATGTAACCACCAAAAGATTATTTTGGGTGATGTTAAAGTCTGTGCCTGCACCTGTCTGCGTTGTAGTAATTGTGAATTCATTACTGTTCACAGTGTGGGTAGACTGACCTCTGATTGGTACGATTAGATCTTGTTCTGGGATGTCATAAAGATAGTCCATACCAGTATCAAAGATCAACGCACGTTTATCTGTACCCTTCAACGTACTGTTAACAGAGATCTCACCAGTAGTTGCACCGTCAATTTTTGCAACGTCTGAGAAGTCTTTACCAGCGTTAAGATCAACCCCAAATATATACGCACGATCTTCAGTTAAGTTGTGAACAAAACATTCACCAATCTTTGTATTCGTACCATCAAGTAGATCTTGTGTTGAAGAAATATCAATGTTAATGTGACCTGTAAACCCTGTCACTTCGACATAGTTACCATAGTTAAACGATACAGGTTGAGATGTTTGAATTTCTGTATTGGTTGTTGGTTCAACTTCAAACTGTTGTGTACCAACTGATTCTGCACGATAACCTCTTACGTATGCAACGCCTGGATCGACAAGAACTTCAAGAGCGTTATTTGCAAATGAAGGATTTCTTTCAACAGTGATCGGGAAGTCTCTTAGAATATAGTTACCAGACTCTTCAAATGTGCGTCTTGCGGTAACATCACCAAGGATGTTGTACTGAGAAATATCACGAATACGAACTGCGTTTCCGTTTTGATAACGAATTAAGGCGAAGAAGGTTGAATCGTCCTCCGCCTCTGCAGCGGTAAGTTTTGTAAGAACAGGAACTAGTTTCAGTCTGTCTGCGCCTGGCGCATTCTCGTTGGTTGATCCGTTTGCGTTATCGTACAGACTTTCATCTTGTAGATAAGAAACAAGAGTTTCATTAATCTTAAAACCAACGGACGCATCTGCAGGTTCGTTCGAATACTTCTCAACAACGAGGATCTGTTCATCTGTGTATAGGAAGTGACCCTTTTGGAAAACAATACCTGGCGCTGATTGAATACCGAAAGATGAACCAGTAGGAATAAAAGATGCACGTGCAACGTTTATTGAGTCTACACCTGTTTCAACTGGTGTCAATGGTTCAACTGTACCTGCTTTGTATGTGTATTTGTCAATACGAAGAGTTTCACCAGCAGTAAATTCTTTTGCACTACCAGATGTATTCAAATATCGAATGAAGAAAGTATTGAGGTTTGGTGGACGTGTTGTAAATCCTGCCTCTGCAGAAATAACCTGTGCACTAACACCAGATGTTCCACCCACAAGAACATACACAATATCTACTTCGGTTTCAACACCACCAGAAGTATCTTTAGTGGTTGTACGTTCACTGATATATTTTGTGGGATTGAAGTATGTTTGATTTAACGTCTCAGACGCTTCACGGTTTTCAACTTTTACAAATTTAAGATCTGAAAGGTTTGTGAAAGTACAACCTTTAATAATACTACCTTCTTTGAAGATATTATCACCAAACTGTTCAACTTGGTTTTGCAAAGATGTTTGCAATTGTGTAAGTTCACGTGCCTGAACTGCATAGCCAGGTTTGAACAAAACACGATAGAACTGCTTTTCGATGTCAAAGTCATCGAAGTACGGTGATACATTTAGGTCTGTATTAATAGGCATTGTCTATCTTTTCCTTAAAATTCCATCACGAACTTAAATTCTTCTCGTGAGTTTTCTGTTCTTGGCAGTGCAAAGAAATCTTCGAAGAAATATGTTCTTCCTGATCTCTGTACGTAAGTTGGTTGTACTACGTTATTCGCTATAGGTGTATTTATTCGAATGAACTGACCTGTTTCGTTACGTAGGTTCAAGTTCAAGTCCAACGAATTACTCGAATTCGCTGTATTCACATATGGTCCCATATATTCTGCAATAAACAATGTATTACTTGATTCATCAATATCATGTACTACACCTTTAAAGACAACTTCGTTATCTGAATTCAACTGTTGTACAACACCATTGATCACAGTCTTTGTATAATCATCTGTAGTGACTTTAATTCTATTATCAAATACGCCTGGCGTGTCTGGGGGTGCAATTATATCATTATTTGCATCCCTAAATTCTGGATTCTTGACCAACCCAATCGTAGAATATGTGTTGTTCGCACCAATAAGAAGATTATCCTCTCCTGTTATATATGCATATAACCCAAAATGATGACAATGGAATTCATCAATCAAGTCGTGTGCATGTCCGTCAATAGGTGAAATAATAGGACGTAGAATCGCACGAGTATCTGTTCTAGTAGGATCGTTGGGGTTAAAATCATAAAGTGGATCAACCACACGAGCGACAATATTATTATATCCTTCACCACGATTCAATAGAGTCGTACTTCTAATTCTACCCTTTGTATCAATCACTGGAATTGCAGATGCATCAGAACCGTCACCTTCAATTTTAATCTTTGGAAGAATTTGCCATCTCGCATTTGCGGAAACACCAGCAGCGACTGGATCTCTATCTACTCTAAACTCAACAACACCAGTCGACGTATTATAAGAATAATATTCGATATCAAACAAGTTTGTCACAGCATTATCGTTGTTTGTGACATACAGTGTTTGACCATAGTAATAGAAAAAGATTTGAGAAATATCTTCGTCGTCTGGTTTACCAAACATTCGTTTATTCGCAAACGGTGCTTGATCAAGACTACCTTCTACTTTAGTGTAACCCAAGTTATCATCAAGATTGGTAACAAAGATATCAGAAACTTGTCCACCAGTTGTGTTTGCAACTGGATCAACAACAAAGTCATCACTCTTGATAGGAATATAACCCAGTGCATTGTATGCTTCAAAATTTAAATCAGACAAATCATACATGTACTTCCATAGATATCCATCAGCAGTCTGATAAATCTGACTATCTGTGTTTGCATTCCATGCGGGAGGCGCTTGTACTTGTGCACCATCATTGTTGTATAAACACTTGAATATTCTGTAGTCACCAGTATCGTTGTTTGTTGGACCCACTACCGCATAGAACTTTTGATCTTCTAGATCAATAGCGTCATCGTACTGTACATAAACTTGATCTCTTTGCCAAGGATAATACTTGATCATAAAGTGGACATCATCATTGTACACCTTTTTACCAAATAAGATCTTTTCTTTGAATTCGTTATCAGATAATCGAGAATTCACCGCATCGAATCTTTCAATACCAGAACACATGATGTAGTAGTCATTGGACTTGATGTCTTCAATGAACAGCCTAGTGGTATCTGATTTGAATTTTGTTGTTAAAATTTCTGCCATGGTGTCTCTCTGTTAATCATTTTTCTCATATTTATGGTGTTAACCCACACGAATTTTTCGACGTGGATACGATTGTCTATTTGCATCTACACTAACATAATGTTTATTTTGTTTTGTGAGTGATGAGGAATAATTTTTAGTGTTATTAATCATATAACTTGGTACATGAATTTTTTTGTTAGTTGTACCACTTCCAAGATCACTTACATCAGATCCACCGTTCTGAAAATCATTTTCCTTGACCCTATTTAATTCTGAAGTGCTGTAAAGTTTATCAGAAGAAATATTTCCTGCAGTTGGTGTGTTTGACCAATCAACCTTGTTCTCTGATTCCATCACAGGTTTAGCATTTCTAACAATCATGTCTTTTAGTTGCGCATGTGTTGGGTATTCTCCATACGTATCAAAGAACCAGTCTACCATGACTGTCGCTGCACCCGCTGCAACTGGAGCTGCGCAACTTGTTCCTGAGAAGTATCCCCACTTACCATCTGTATATGTCAGTGATGGATTCGATGTCCAAGTGTATGCACCACTCGCCCAAATATCAAGACAAGTACCACGTGTTGAGTAGTCATCTCCCATTGGGTTTACTGTAGAATGTTGTGCAGCGCCCACAGTGATTACGTTTGGACCACCTTCTGCGTATAATCTGTATGGATAAACCGTTCCGTTAGAACTTCTCGTTGATGCAGTAAACTCATATCTACCATCCGTATCTAAACTAATGGAGACATATTCTTGTCCAGATGTTACTGGAAAACTTGTACTCCAACGTGGTTGATCTGGTGATGCACCATGAGATGCGTTATTACCTGCAGATTTAAAGTGATAGATCGATCCATTTCCTGCATAACTTGTATATACATTGTCAAGAGAAGTTGCACGTGCAGATGAATTAGAGATAATCATCCATGTGTCAGTACTATCGTGCGGATTATTGATAACACGTGGAATCAATCCCGCATTTACAAACGTAGTGAAGTCATTCCCCCACCCACTACTTGGTGCATTTGAAACTGTAATAGTTCCAACCATTGAACCATGATACTCACAAATATAATAATATGTACCTGCAGTGTTTGGCGTCCATGATATACTTGCAGTACCTTGACCACTAGCCCCAGAAACCTGACTACCTGTACCAGTTGACTGGTTTGTCTTGAAGTACATAGGGTGACCACCATTTGCATTATTCGTCATTGCAATTGTATCACCAACATATACGTTGATTGATGGATTGTCACCTGAAACGGAACCATCTCTATCTGTACCACTTACTTGATATGCAGAAGAACCTGTTGCTGATGCAGTCAAACTTAAAGTTGTGGGACTTGTAGATGATGGTCTATTTGTAATATTTTCGTTGCCTTGTTCATCATACCATGTTATACTAGTGATATCACTTATAGGATATGCAGCAGTAATATCAACACCACTATATCCCCATGCACCTGTTGTGATAGTTGCATTGCGTCTACCAGTTGCAGGGTTTACTGGTTTGTTATTATGCCAGTTCAGTACTGCGTTGTATGCAGTGGTAACACCATCTGATAGGTAGATGACTCTCATACTTGATACTTTTGCAAACCCACAAATCAGTCCCGCACATGCACTTAAAACACCAATCGCATGTGATGAAAAGTACTCCGTGTCGTTTGTTACTTGTCTATTTCGTGCAGTAGTAATAGAACCGTGGTTATCCCAATCCATCTTAACAAAACGTGAGTTGCCGTCATCGTCTAAAAAGTCTGGATGTTGATCATGGTTGTCATTCGAAGCGACTGGTGTACCTGCTTCAATCGCAACGATATCCACATACTGTCCCGCATAGTTTTGCGTAATAACTTGACTGGGAATAATTGCGTCTTCGTTCTCAGGTGAAGAAGTAAACCACCCGACAGGACCAGTGTTTGCAGTAACATCTTGGTCACTATGATAGTGGAAATGCGTAGATGCATAGTTTGCACCAGCAGTTGTGGTCGACGGCGATGTTCTAGTACGCATTTCCTTCGTCATCGACCTTGTCGTAAAAGCATGTTCTACTACCTGTAGTTCTTCCTCTACAACTCTAATTCTTGGACATGCATCAGAATCAAGTGTTTGTGCTTGTTCTTCGGTCAACATGAGTGAAACGATACCATCAATTTCTGATAGTTCGTCGTCGATGTCCATACCCGCACATTCTTCCGCAAGAATCTGTTCTTGAAGAGATGGATCATCGAAACTGATCGTGTATCGTTTTTTATCAGACATTTTATGCGTCTTCCAGTTTTAGACCAGTAAGTGTTACTGCTACAGTACCTGTTGAACCTGAATTATTTTTTACAGATACTGGGATAGTCGTTTCTGAACTATCTACGAATCCATATACTGCAGGAGTCAAAACAAATGTGTTTGCAGCACTAGTGATGAATTCTGCAATGACACCATCTCCCTCTACAGGATCAACACCTTGATCACGTGATGCGTCTGCAGTTCTTGATGCAGTGTCTTTATAAATTCTTACCATTGCAGCTTTATCTGTCTGGATCTTATACAATGCGTAAGAAATACCAAGGTTTGCAAATGAGATATCTGCACTTGAACCGTTTGCAATAGACGCAGAAGTTACTGATTGTGTTACACGTGTTGGCGTGAACCCACCCGAACCACCTGTAGCGTTAATTGTGATCGAATCTGTAGATGTATCTGTTGATATAGTAACGTTTGTCCCCGCAACCAAGTTAAGAGTATCTGCAGTAGAATCTGCAACTACACTTGGTTGTCCCGCAACCGCAATGGTAGAGAATGTGTTTGCAGCTCCACCAGAACCACCAGTCGCAGTAGATACGAATGTGATAGTATCATTTGCAGCGTCAGTGGTAATAGTCATACCAGTACCTGCAATAAATGTCAAGGTATCTGTTGTAGCATCTGCGACAACATCTGTTTGACCTGCAACACTAATCGTACCGAATGTATTTGCAGATGCGCCACCACCTGCAGCTGCGTTCTGGTTAAC